TATTGCACCTAAACTTTCGCAATTGTCTTCTATTATTAGTAATTTATGTTTGTCTGCAATTTGTTTAATTCGTTTATAGTCGCAAGAGTTACCTAATAAGTTAACAGCAAATATAGCTACTGTATCAGGACCTATAGCGTCTTCTATTTTATCAACATCTATGTTTAATGTGTCTAAATCAACATCAACAAAATTAGGCATAAAATGATTTTGTAATAAGGGAAAATATGTTGTTGACCATGATACAGCTGGCACTATAACATCGCCGTGTAGTTGGTCTTTGTTTACTAATAATGACCACATTAATAAGTTTGCCGTACTGCCTGAATTTACCATAACAGCATACTCAACACCAAAGTGTTTTGCAAACTCTTTTTCAAACTGTGCTACTTTCGGACCCATTGTATAGCGACCACTATCAATGACATCTTGTATTGCTTGTAGCTCTTCTTTATCCCAAGTATCACTTGACAAACTATATTTCATAATATCTCCTTACATATTCATATTAAAAACTTTATACCAAATCGCAAAATTTAATATTGTAAATAATTCTTTTTGAGCTTTTTCACCTTCGTTAGGTTTCATTTGAGGATTACCAGATAAATCTGTTCCCATTTCCCAACCAGAGTTACACAAATATTTATCCCATATCATAGGTTCTGTATATTCAAATATATCCATGATTTCAGGATTGTTTAATGTTTCATAAACAAAATGTCTTAATCTCATTTGATGAGGGTGACCATCATTAGCAGGATGAGATTTATTACCAATCAACATTTCATCTGTTGGAAATCTCCAACCCGTTTTACCTCTCATAATTATTGATAAAGGTAATACATCTTTATAAGCCTCTTTTAGTAATGGTTTATTATGTAATGACCAGTTGCCTTTTAAAAATGAATCGTTAACTTTATATGCACTTGGTATAGACATTACAAAGTTTTTAAAATGATTCATTAACATAGGAAATCTTCCTTCCATACTATGTGCCATACCTAACTTATCATTTCTAATTAAAAAATCTTCAGCAAGTGTATTTAAACATTCGTATCTCATAAAATCATTTAACTTTTCATTTGAATCAAGACCTATTTGCTTATCTGGAAACCAATCTTCTAAATATTCTATTTGTTGATTATGACTTTTCCATATATCTGGATTTTTTAACTGTCTGTGATTAGCACATAGAGCTTTTAATTTTGTATGCCAATTAGGAACTCTATGATGTTTGTAACCTGCAAGTATTTCATCACCGCCATCACCACTTAATGTAACTGTTACACCTTCTTTTTTAATTCTTTTATTAGTAACATAATATGACGGCAAACTTTTACTTTGTCTAGGTTCTTCTAATGCCAATAGTGTAGCCTCAGCGTTATCTATGTATTCTTGATTTGTGCATTTAACTGAATGAAATGGTGCTCTGTGTTCTTCTGCTATTTTTCGTGCTAAGTTATGGTCTTCATTTAATCTACTTGTTTTTAAAATTAAATCAAAACAAGTTGAAAAACATTTTGTATCTTTCTTTTTAGGTATCTCCATAAATATAGATGTACTATCAATACCACCACTTAAAAATAAACCTATCTCTCGCCTACCCATTAATGACATCATTACTGATTCATGTAATCTTTGTTTTATCAAAACATTAAAATCTTCTGGCACTCTAAATGGCTCATCGGACAGTTTCATATGGTTCCAAATATCTTGACCTGGTATTGGTAAGTTATTAATGTTTACACTATCTGTTTTATCAGTTGCAACATTATAAGTCATAACTTCACCAGGTATAAACTTTCTAATACCTTTAAATAGTGTTAGATATCCTGAATTATAACCTTGTTTGTAATAATGACCTAAACCTTCTTTATCTACTTTTCTTTCAAAACCTAATTTAAGTAAACTTTTTATTTCTGATGAAAAAGCAAACTTGCCTCCTACTTTACCCCAATATAATGGCTTTGCACCATTTCTATCTCTTGCTAAAATTAATTCTTTTGTTGTTTTATTATAACAGGCAAATGCGAACATACCATCTAGTTTATATACAAACTCTTTACCGTGTTCTTTTATACCTCTAATTAAAACTTCTGTATCTGTGTCGGTTTTACAAGATGTTTTTAATGTCTTTTGTAATTCTTTGTAGTTGTAAATTTCACCATTGTAAACCAATATTAAGTCTTCATAATAAAATGGTTGTTTACCATTTTCAACAGTATCTACAATTGATAATAAATTATGACCTAAAGTTATATCATCTGAAATCCATTTATCAGAACCATCAGGTCCTCTATGATGAGCCTCACATAACATTTCATTTATTTTTTCTTCTGATGGCCAACAAAATCCATGTATCGCACACATTTATTTTACCTCTTTATATAAATCAGCTACGCTAGGTTCTTGTTCACCTTGCCACATTAATTTGTAACCAAGTTCTTTTGTATCATCACAAAACTCTAATAGTTTACAAAACTCATTCTTAAAATCTGTGTCTGCATGACTTTTTTCATGTTCTTCAAATGATGACCAATAAGTAATAATCGCAATATGATTACCCTCTGGTCCAAAATCACCTACTGAACCTTCATTACTTACAAAACCAGCATATTCAAAAACTTGACCTGCTAAAAATCCTTTATATTTGTTTTTTACTATATTACACATTGTGCCTAGATGTTCTTCAACATCTGATATTGAAACACCATCTTTTAGTTTTGCCACATTATATAACATAACACTATCAAAAGGCACTTTTATATCACTAAACATTTTTACACCTCTTACTATTTGGTTTTCTTTTACAACGATAAGTCCCATGACTTACTGTTTTTTGTACTTTAACTAATTTACCACTACCATTTCTTTTTGGTTGTGGTACAAATGGTATTGCTGACTTACTCATTTTTTCACCTCACTAATAAACTCATCTAACCATTCTTCAAATTGTAATGCTGGTAAAGGTGTTCTATGCATATAAGTTTGTTCACCTAAATCTCTACTAAATTTTCCGTTTGGTAATTTTTGTATTTGTTTTGGGACTTTTCTGTGTCGCCCTAACATAAATCTTCTAGTGCCAGGACCATAAGGTTTTATTTCTGAATGTAATACAAAATATTCATCACCCAAAGAATCAACCTTTGCCAAAATTCTATTAAGAGTAGCTGCCATTTTAAAATCTCTTATCTATAATTTTTTTTAATATATACAATGCTATGATAAGTATAATATAAATTATACCATCAAACCAAGGTATGTCATTTAATAATTCTGCTGTTATGTCTATCATTTTAATATCACCACATTACATATTTGTCGGTGTACAAGTGAATTGACCTGCGTAACGCCGTGCCAACCATCTTCTACATTTTTAAATAAACAAGAGCGATTACCTATCACACTTGTTGTTACTGATTTTTTAAAATCTTTTGGTTCAGGATTCATTTTTTTTACTTTTTTACCACGATAAAATATTGTTTTACCGCCAGATAAATCTGTCCACTCATCAGGCATAAAATAAAATAAATGAGAACCTATTTTACCTAAACTATCTATATGAGGTGATACATCTAATCCACCTCTTGTTCTGTGAAAATCAAATCTAAATTTAAAATCTTTACAGTCTAATGCTCTTCTAATAAATGATTTATATTGACCACTATTGTAGATAGTCATAATAAAATTTTGCCATATAGGTGGTAATTTATTTGGTTCTAGTAAATAATCATCAAAATATTTACTACCTTGTGTTTCGCCTATACAAAAAAATCTACGGCAATGTGGTCGTTGTCCATGTTTTCTTTCTTCTGGAAATTCATCTTTAAATAAGTCATCACTTGGAAAATGTTTTAATAGACCTCTATAATATTTTGGCTGAATAAAATCTACAAAATTTGCATGAGGGCAAAACTCTGTATTATGCATATTATATTGTCCTTCTCTTGGTACTGTAATCATTTTTTATGACCTCTAATATCACGCTTACATTTTATACAAGGCGAACCTTCAACCCAATCAGCACTATTTATTCTTTTCTTAAAACCTTGATATTTTTCACTTGCATAATTTTTAAACAAGTTAGTTTCTTTTTTTATATCACCTATAACCCAATCTTTATGCAATTCAGGTGCAATCATATCACAGCACGCTGTCATACTGCCATCATATTCAATGTAAACACCTTTGTCCATACTTGTGCAAGGTTCTGTTCTTTTATAATTTAAATCTAAAACTGTACCTGCTCTATTCATACCATTTACCCAATAGTTTCTAGCGTGTATTGTAGATTTAATTTGAGGTAATTGATATCTAATCCAGTCTTTGTTTTTATGTTCATCTGGATTTATTGGTCTAACATTTATTTTTTTACATATTTTATTAATTCTTTTAAACACTTCATTTTCATCATATGCAACGGCACCATTTTTCATATAAGCTTGTATCGCAATATGGTCTACATAACAATTTAATAATTCATCAATGTATTCTCTATTTAAATAATCTGAATTTGTATTAATACTAATTTTTGCTTTTGGTAAATAATAATTTACTAAACGACATCTTTCTAATATGTCCTCTTTGTGTGATAGTGGTTCATGGTATCTAGAAAAATCTATACGACCATCAAAATCTATCTCAGCTAACTGCTCTAAGATGTTTTGAAACATCAGTTTATCCATAAATTTTGTTTTCTTTTTATCTCTACGATTTACATCATCTCTAGACAATGGACAAAAATTACAAGTACGATTACAATAGTTATGAGTACCTATTTCAATAGATGTTATATTATCTTTAAATAATTTTCTTGCTACTGATTCTTTGTAGGCCATAATCCTCTCGCTATAAAAGTTTGTCTAACTATTTCATCTTTATGGTTTCTGTCGGTGACCAAGTATGCCTCAATTAAATCATAACCATTTTCTTTTGCCCACATAACCCTTTTGTTTCCTGTATGTACTGCAACACCAGGTATAAATTCACCTGTTGATTCATTTCTAGGCCATCTATCATCTTTCATGGGTTGCCAATAGTTTTCTAAGTCTACAATAATAATAGGCCATATCATACCAACAGCTTCAACACTTTCTTTAAACTGTGGCATTTTTTTCATGTTCCACTTTATTGGTGCTGTTAACATTAAATCATTTACAGGATATTCTATAACAGGCACAGGTGGATTAGGAACTCTTTGATTAGCTTTTAATACTTTCATGACCACATTTCATTATGTAATATGAATCTACTATATCAGATATAGGATTCACACATTTATTCACCTCAAATTCTTTCATTAAATTTGTTTTTGTATGATTTGAAAAACACTCATACATTAATTCTTTATTTGCATTACCTTTTTCCGTTGCACATTTTTTTACAACACTAGGTACAATAATATCATACTTAATTTTTTTTGCTCTTAAAAATGATTTTAATATGCCACCATTTTCAGCTATTTGAAATAATGCTTGACCTTTACTGCCGTATGAATAACCCTCTATAAAAAGTTTTGTTGTTTTACTATTGTATAAACTAATATCACCATAGTTTCTTAAACAAGCATGAACCCAACTAGCTAAATTATTAAACCTCTCAATAGGGTCAGTCCATTCTTTATGTAAATGACCTGTTATATTATTTGTAATTTTACCTTCCCATTTTTTTTTACTGGTCAGGTAATAGAATTGGCAATTTTTGTAAGATGTATTACCATTTGATATGCATATTGCTGGTGAGTTTAAACTGTAATCAACACCCGCTATCATGTTCTTGTTCTTCATCATCTATTTCAGCTCCACAAAAAGGACAGGTTGTAGGGTAGGATGGGTGTTCAATATCCCATTTAACCTCAAATTCAGTATCGCAATTTGAACACCATATTTCTATTTTTTGATATTCTTCCATTATAATTTAAATTCCTTAAATGAATCTTTTTCTACATCTTGTTTAACACCACCAATTACATAACTTTCTATTTCAGTTTCTTGTGGTGCATTTTGTAAACCTTTAGAATTTAACCAATGATTTACCCAAGGTAGAGGATTTGTTTTTTGTTCATACTTTGATTCAAGGCCAATGTTTCTCATTCTTTTGTTTGCCATATGTTCTACAAATCCGTGTAATAATTTTTCTGATAATCCTATCATAGAACCTTTTGTTAATAAGTAGGTTGCCCACCTTTTTTCTTCTTCTACGGCGTCATCATACATTTTTACAATGTCATCTTTTGTATCTTCTATAACTTTTAGCATAACTTTATCATCTTCATGTTCACGATAATTATTAATTATTTTTTGAGATATAGCTAAATGTTTTGATTCATCTCTTGCAATAAAAGATATAATCTTAGCAGAACCTTCTAATTGTTTTAATTCGCCAAAAGCAAAACTACAAGCAAATGATACATAAAATCTTAGACCTTCTAATATGTTTACTGTGCATAATGCCAACCATAGTTTCTTTTTAAGTTCGTATTCATCTACATTTTGACCCATTTGTTTTTTATATCCAATCTCAATTAAATCATCATATGCTTTGGTAACTGACTTTGCTCTTTCTTCTATCTTTTCATCTTCTATAATAGTGTCAAATACTTCATTAGGATTTGGGTACAGATTTTTTATAATATATGTGTAAGACCTAGAGTGTATAGTTTCCATAAAATCCCATGTTAAGATACATGATTCTAATTCTGGTAAACTTACAAATGGTAAAAATGCAAGAGCTGGTCCTCTACCTTGCACACTATCTAACATTGTTTGATATTTTAAGTTAGATGTAAATATAAATTTATGTTCAGGTCTTAATGCCTGATAATCATTTCTATCTTTTTGTAAAGATACTTCTTCTGGTCTCCAAAAGAAACCTAATTGTTGTTGTGTAAGTTTATCAAATATAGGATACTTAAATGTATCATATCTTTGTACTGCTAAATCTTTACCAAAAAACATTGGTTGTTTTGTAAAGTCTAATTTTTTTTCTTTGTTGAATACTGATTTCATATCGTGCAAGATTCACACTCCTCTTGTTCTTCTTCGGTTACACTCATGTTAGGTTTATCTTCTAACACATCTGGTTTATCATCATCATCTGATTTACCATCATATGTGTTTTGATAGTAAGATGTTTTCCAACCATATTTGTATGTTGTCAACAAATCTTTTGCCATTTCGGAAAGTGGCACTTGATTTTCTTCATAGTTTTCTGGATTGTATGACCAATTACCTGATATAGCCTGGTCAAAATACTTCTGCATAACTGCAACGATATTTATATATCCTGAATTTGAAGGTTGCCCCCATAATAAAGTGTATTTACTTTTTAATGTTGAGTATTGTGGCACTACTTGTTTAAGTGGACCTTGTTTTGATTTTTTAACTGATAAAAAATCTCTAGGTGGTTCTATACCATTTGTAGCATTAGAAACCACACTAGAGGATTCTGATGGCATTTGAGCTGAGAGTGTGCTATGTCGTAGGCCATGCTCAATTATATCTTTCCTTAATGATTCCCAATCACAAGAGTATTTGCGATTTACAATCTCATCTACATCTTTTTTATAGGTGTCAATAGGTAGAACGCCATCAGAATATTTTGTTTTGGCAAAGTATTCACATTTGCCTTTTTCTTTTGCAAGATTATTACTAGCTTTGAGTAAGTAATACTGGAAGTATTCGGTAAGTTCATCTACTGCTTCCCAAGCACCTTTCTCACCGTAATTATAACCAAGTCTAGCAAGATAATGTGCCAGACCAATATAACCAATCCCTAAACTTCTTCTAGATTTTGTTGATATCTCAGCCGCCTTGACTGGATATCCTTGATGTTCAATTATCTCATCTAAAGCTCTCACGGATAAGTCGCACAGACCATCCAGGTCATCAAAATAGACTAGTTTTCCTACATTGATAGCACTTAATATGCACAATGCAATCTCGCCTTCTCCGTCTATATGTTGCAACGGAGTAGTAGGTAAAGTAATCTCTTGACATAAGTTGGACATGGTTACTAAATCTTTAAATGATGAATGAGTATTACAATGGTCTATGTTCATAATATAGATACGACCTGTTTCTGCTCTTTCTTTTAACATGGACATAAACAATTCTTGAGCAGATATTTTCTTTTTAAATACTGAGGTTTTTCTTTCTGCTTTTTCATATTCTTCATCAAACTTATCTGTACCCCAATGTTCATATAATTCAGGCACCTCATGAGGTGAGAATAAAGTTATGTCTTCATCTTTAATAAATCTTTCATAAAATATTTTAGATAGTTGTATTGAGTAGTCTAATTTTCTAACTCTATTATCTTCACTACCTTTATTGTTTTTTAAAACTAATATATCTTCTATCTCTTTGTGCCATATTGGAAAGTGAACAGTTGCACTACCGCCTCTTACACCATTTTGTGTACAACATTTTACTGTCGCCTCAAATTTTTTAAGAAATGGTATGACACCTGTATGTTGTACTTCACCACCTCTAATTCTAGAATTGATACCTCTAATACGACCTGCATTTATACCAATGCCGGCTCTTTGTGCAACATATCTACCTATCGCCATATCAGATGTAAAAATAGATGGTAATGTATCATCACTATCTACTAATACACATGAAGCATATTGTTTAAGTGGTGTTCTTACACCTGCCATTACAGGTGTTGGTATGTTGATTAAGTGTTTGCTAATTGCACGATAGTATTTTTTAATGTAGGTAAGTCTTGTTTGTTTAGGGTAGTTATGAAATATCGTGGCAGCTATGAGCATATACATAAATTGAGGTGTTTCATAAACTTCACCTGTGCTTCTATCTTGCACTAGATATTTGTCTATAACTTGTCTTAGACCAGCATATGTAAATTCATAATCTCTTTCGTGTACAATCCATTGTTCCATTCTATCCCAATCTCTTTTATCATACCACTTTAATAAGTCTTTATCATATAAACCTAATTCAATACATTTTTTTGTATGGTCATATATGTGTGGGTGGTCCCAAAGTTTTCTGTTTAATGATTTTCTTAATTGAAATAATAATAATCTAGCAGCTACATATTGATAGTTTGGTTTTTCTAATGAGATTAAATCAGCCGCTGACTTAATTAGTATGTGTTGTATATCGTTTGTTGTGATGTTATCGTAAAATTGTAAACCACTATTCATCTCTACTTCTGATGGTGATACACCTGTTATATCTTCACAAGCGTGTTCAACCATATCGTGGATTTTTTGAATGTTAAGTGGTTCTTTTCCTCTACCGTTTCGTTTAACTACATTAATATTGTCATTCATTTTACACTCTCTTCCAAAAATCTAACTTAGCAATTGCACTAAGACCATGATATGTATTATTATAAATTATTTCTTCTACATCAAGACCAGATATCACCATATCATTAATATCTTTCTCTTTTAAATCATCAGGCCAAATAACTATTTTGTGACCATCATCAATCGCCTTATACATTCTTTTGATGATTTCATTATTTCGTGGTTCGTTATCATATATATAAATCATTTGCTGTGGGTCTTTCAATAAATTATTATTAATTTCTCTTAAATCTGCACCAGCAGCTGCCACACAATTTTCTACAAATAAACTATCTAGAGGACCTTCAACAATACGAATATCATCATCATAAACAATTCTATCTAGACCATAAATTTTTAATTGTTCTTCATCTAATTTTATAGTTACATACTTTGGTTGTTCTTTACCAAATGCTCTTCCTTGAAATGCAAAAAATTCACCATGTTCATTATAAAAAGGTATAATTAATCTAGGATAATCTCTAGTTATATCTACATAAGTTTTTGGTTTTGCTTTGTTACAAAATGTCATAAACTTAGGTGCAAAATATAATTTGTTTAGATGTCCTGTAAGTTTTCTATTTTCACAATATACCCTAGCAGGGTGTTCTAAATCTAGTTCTGCTATCTTTTTAAGTCCGTTTATGATATCAGTATCTTCATTCTTAAAAGGTTTAAAATCAAATTCAACCTTTTCTTTTTTGGTATCAGTCTTTCTATATCTTTCTACTGTATATTCAGAATATAGTTTAGTGTCTAATTTTTTAATTAGACCTGCTAGATTTGTACCTACACCACAATTGTGGCACTTGTAAAACATATTTGTTTTTACACGATACAGATACCCTCTAGCCTTTGTTTTGTCTTTTTGAGAATCACCACAATAAGGGCACCTAAAGTTAAACAGATAGTCATTCTTTCGTTTGAACATCTGTAACCTAGATGAGAGAATATTAATATATTTTAAATCTACATAATTTGACATAACACGATAGTTAGTATATATGAATACTACTAAAATGTCAAGTCTAGTTCGCTATAGCCGCTAAAAATATTGGTAGATTTTTTGCTAATATATAACCAAGAACCAAGGCACCACCTAGTATAAACCAGCGCCACCTTTCTAAGATACCGACCCTATCAGTAAGGTCTGATTTTAATGATTTGATTTCTAGTAAAAGTCTTTTTTCTACTTGTGATATATCTCTTTGTAAATCACGATAAACAATGTCTAATTCTTCTGCTCTTTCTTTCACTTTCTCAAAAAGGATATCATCTACCTTTTCTTGTTGTGATAGTTTTTCTTCATGCACAGCTAACATTGACTTAATAGATGTGGAAACATCAGTCAATTTATCTATAGCAGTATCTAGTCTTGCATGAATTTGTACTTGTCCAGCAAGTTCTTTTTTTATACCTTCAACTTCTACTGCTAATTTTTGCACACTATTATTGTTATTCGTGGATGGCGACATTTTAATTTGATAGTGGGTTACCTGATTTAGCTTGTATTTCTCTAATTTGTAATTTCAACAATTCAATTTCTTTGCCATTAATTTTAGAATTTTTATCTACTTCACTAATTGCTGTTGCATTGACTTTTGCTGATTCTTTGATTTTACTTAGAGCTTCAAGTTTGGTCATAATCTCCCCATACTTAACAAATCCACCACCTATTGTTAATACTAAACCTAGAGCGGCTGCTACCCATTTTATATCTATATCTTTAAACATTAACTTCCTCTTTTTAGTTCTTTGAGTTCTTGTAATACTCTTAATTTTTCATTGTGTATATCTGTTAATATACCTTGTTTAACAGCAATTGGGTCATTACCTGTGTACGCTACTAATGAGGCGTCTGCATATATTTGTTGCTGTTCAAGTATATTTATAGTATCAAAAAAGTTAGGATTAGGAACACCTATCATTTTCTGGTTTTGATAGATAGGTTTGTTATACACCGATAAATTTGGGGCGTCCATTTGCATACCCTTTAAAGTAACTACTTGTATAGCCCTAACCCTATCTGATACTTTTTTAAGTTTTGCTTCTACTTTAGCAATAATTTTTTCTATCTTTGCTCCGATATCTGCAACTTGTGTAGAGGATTCTGAAACTGATGTATCTTCCTCAACGACAACTTCTTCACCGCCTTCCTGTGTCGGTGTTCCTTCTGATGTCGTAGTTTCATCCATGTTAGATTCATTAGATACTGTTTCTGTTTCTGTTTCGGTATTTCCCTCATTACTAGTTTCCTCAGACTGTGCTGTTGTTTCGGTAGCATTTGTATTATTTTCCTCCGTTGTTGGTTGTTCATTTTCAGAAGCCACAGTTTCTTCGGTGGCATTTTCTTCTGTTGTTACAGTTTCGTTTTCTGATGTTGTTACCTCCTCTGGTTGATTATTTTCTTCAATAGAAGATTCTTCCATAGCCGTAGATGTTTCTTCCATAACTGGCTTTTCTTCCAATGCGACAGGCTCTTCAGTCTGGACCACCTCCTCTTCCATCGCCGTTGGTTCTATTGTTGGTTCCTCGGTTATGGTTGATACATTTTCCGTTGGCATAGGCATAGGTTCTTCTAAAGTTTCCACTATCATACTAACAGTTTCTTCAAAAAATTGTTCCTCTGTTATCGCTTCTTCCATTAATATTTCTTCAAATTCTTCTACTAAATTTTCTTCTTCTAATATTGCTTTAAAATTTTCAACAAATAATTCTTTAAACATTTCTAATTCTACTTGTTTAACCTCTACTTCTTGCATTTCAAGTTCAATAGTTTCAATCGCAAGTTCTTCTTCTATTTCTATCTCAGTATTAAATGTTGGTTCTTCTAGTAAGGTAAGTGTGCCAAAATTTTCTAATTCTTCCTCTATGTTTAGTGTTTCAAAATTTTCTTCTATCGCTTCTGCGACTTCTTCTATTTCTTCAACAGCGGTGTTGATGTTTGATAGTTCTTCTGCACTTATTGGTGAATAGTTTATATCTAAAAGTGTTGCTTGTAAACTGGCACCTAAGAGATTAGGACCTATTAGACTGTTGTTATTTGTGCTACTGCCATCTATACCTTCCCATTCCCAATCCCATTTTCTAGCACCCTCACCTGTATGAGTTACAGAATCTTGATATGTAAAAGTATTACTATAATAACCTGAATCGTTATTTCTAATTTGTGTTACAGTAGCTAAAACTTCATTGTTTTCATCTAGTATTTTTACTGTTGTTGAAAAAGTATCTCTTGAACCACCACCTCTTGAAGCTTGACCACATTGAAAAGATGAACCTACCCATTCACAATTTTGTACCTCAGTTATGGCGTCAAGTCTAACACCACCATCTAAACTATCTGCTGTTGTGGTATGTGATTGAGCATTTTCTGTTATGATGTCTAGACCTAGTAATGAACCATCAACACTAATTGTACAATTACCACCACACTCAAATTCATTTTGAAAAAATGTATGTACGCCTGTTGTATCTACTTGACCACTAATGGCTGAACCTACTTTATCAGGAGATAAACCATCTGTTTGATTTTGCCAATTAGCTTGACCATCACCTTGGTTAGGTAATAAATTACCAGATGTTGCTGTTTCAGCAATACTTTGATATGGTATCGTTAACAATAATAATAAAAATAATTTTTTCATGCAAAAATCCTTATATTATCATGCCAAAGAATATAAGACCTAAAACAGTATAAACTATTTTTGATTTAATGTCTGTTTCTGGACTTTTTTTTTATCAAACTCTATTTCAGTTTCTAGAGCTTTAATTTCTTCTGCTATTTTATCTAATTCTTTTTTATCTTCTTTAGATACATTTTCTTTTGATTCAAGTTTAGACTTCCAGATTGCCAGCTCTTTTTCTTTCTTTTCCGTTTCTTTCATTGTTTTTATAATGTTCAGTCGGTCTGTATACTGTACAAAGTCTGGTCTTAACTTGTCATATTTTTTCCATTGGTCTGAAGCTGCTTTACCAATCTTACCTTCAAATGGACATGGTGTGCCTGATTGTTCCATAGCATAGAACACTCTTTCATCTTGGCAGAGGATTGACACGGCCGCCACCTTCATACCTAGGTCTGATAAAGTTTTTGAAAGTTTGATACGCTCACAATTCTCATCAGTTACATATGTACCTCCAGATATTCCTAAACCGATAGTAGATATACCACCTGAAATACCAACGATACATAAATCTTGTGAGTAAGCGGACATACTTGGTGCTGACGCCATACCTGCTACTCTAGTATCTACACCAGAATTTGTAGTTGTAGATGTGGTTGTAGTAGTATTTGTTTGACCACCAGAATATGTATTATTATTAGTTGTAGTGTAGCCACCAGTAATATTTGTATTACTGCCGGAAGTGTTAGATTGTGTATTCGTATCAGCCGCCACAGCAACAGGTGTTGCTATCATAACTAAACATAACAAAGAAAGTCTAAATTTCTTCATTCGTTTGTCCTTTTCTATAACTATTTAGTAGATTTTTTCTTGGCTACTGCTTTCTTTTTTGCTACTTTTTTCTTTTGAACAGGGTTCAAAACCTCTACAATTTTTAAAAGTTTTTCTTTTACCCATTCTATAATGCATTTAATATGTTCCATTATTTGCCCTCTCTACGCTTAATGGTTATCTTCTTCATTTTTTCTATGTACGCTTTATAGACCTTTTCAGCGGCGTGTAAGTTTTTCTTACTCTCTGGATTTTTTGCTCTATCGGCAGCTACTCTTGCTCTTTGGTGCATGGCCATAGCAGCTTGCATTTTGTGGGCGTGTGGTCTTCCAGACTTACTAATTATATTTATGCTTTCTTTAGCTTTGGCACCATCAACAAATCCAAGACCTTTGATAGTATCTTTAGGGTCCTCATCTGTATATAAATCAGAATGTTTGTCTGGGTCTTGACTTTTGTATTTTCTAGGTACTCTTTTCTCTGCTTCTTCTAAACTTTCATTTTTCAACATTTTAGATAACTGTCTAGGTTCAACACCTGTAAAAGACCTTGCTACTTGATATGCATAATAATTATCATCATGCCTTCTTTTGTTTTTGTGTTTTCTGTCTAACACTTGTTTTAGAGCAGTTAAAGCTAATTTATAATTACCTCTACGAATAGTTTTACTTCTAATATTTTGTATTATGTCATTAAACCAGGTTTCATCTATTTGTGTTTCTTCACCCATTGGTAAATATTGTGCTAATTGACCGGCAGAGTTTAATATGTTTGTTAATACAGGCATAGGTAGTTTTGTTAAAGCAGCTAACTGGTCTTTTGTTAATTCATATTTGTCTTTTATTTTTTTTAGTAAAGGATTTGTTTCTGCATTTAAACTTGCCTGAGGTTTTAAATTCATATGACCACGACCATGTGTATTTGTTCCTGCATTGCCACCATAACCAGCGTGTAGACCTACACCTCTGCTTTGGTAGTTTCTATCAAAATTTTTAGGTGGTGAATCACCAAGACTTGCCATAGGATGATATCTAGAATAATTACCTAGTCTAACACCACCCATGTATTCTGTATATTCTTTAAATGTTTTCATCAGATTTTATCGCAGCTATGTAATCTGCCATGCCATCTAGTTTACTAACTGCAACGGCAACCTTATTTGTCCACCATGTTGGTAATGAATCGCTATCATTTAGTTTACTCATTTCACCATCCATTTTTTCTAAGGCTGACTTAGCAATTTTTATTTGTTTTTTAACTGAAGCAACATCTTCGTGTCCGTCTTCTTTTATGTAAGATTTAAATCTTCTCATTTTCCTACTCCAAATTTATCGCTAAAAGTTTTATACTCTTTTTCTTCCTCAAATTTTATAGTATCATCTGTGCCTGATACTTCATCTACTTTAGATTCTAGTTTTTCTACAACAGCATTTACACTATCTAATACTGCATTATTCATATGCTCATTTTTCATCATCATTGTACTAATTTTTCTAGATATCTTTTCTTGGTCTTTTTCATTTTTCTTTTTATGTTTCATTGCCTTTTTAGGGTGAACACCTGGCTCGCCATCAGGACCTACACCGATACCTGCAATTGCACCACCACCAGCCGCATTTGCTGGAGTTTCATCCATTTTGTTTATGATTTCATCAATCATTTCTTTATAATGTTTTGGCATATTCTTGCTCCGATAAAAGTTCACCATCTACCTCATAAACATCAATACCAAAACAAGTATTAATAGGTTTATCAGATATATTAGCCTCAAAGATATCACCTTCGTTATTTAATATTTCATCATATTGATTAGTTTCTTTTAAATATTTAATAACAGCACTTTCAATTAATTTTTGTTTATCAGATAACTCTTTATCTTCTTTAATTAATAATGCAAGAGAAACGGCAAAAGAACCTAAAGCTCCTCTAATACCTACTTTAGCAAGTATTCTTTTAAGATTAAAAATAAATCTGTGAAGCATTGTATAACTTTTTTTTTCTTTTGCTGTTTTTAAAGTTCTATACTTTTTTAATACTTTACCGTTTTTATCTATTATACCTGTTTTAAAAGCCTCTTGCTTTTCAAAAGGCGTAACAAGTAATTTTATTACTCTATAAGTTATTAATAAATCAATTGCTCTATTTGCCACTATCTAATTTCCTCTAATAGTTTTAAAATTTTCTCATCATCTTTGATATCAGGTAGTTCTGTTGGGTGCAAATACTCTAGAAAATGTAATACTGGTTTTAATATTTTCCAATGTTCTTCTTCTATATGGTATAACAATAATGTTACACAAGCTTCTGCACCAAAAACATTTTGTAAAACTACTATATGATTTACTACAAGTCTAACCTTTATTTCGCCTGATAAATCATATTTACGAAATAATCTTTTAAGATATTTAAATCTTTTCAAATCATCATGAAACTCCTCCTCTTTTTCAACAGTAGGGTTATCATAATTTTTCATTGCATACAACATCCAGTTGTCTTTCGTAATTGTATCAAACATAATATACTTCTATTTTTTTAAATTAATTTAGCGTAAACTTTATATGTGTTGTTATGATTTCTATGATGTTCAATTTCCATTTTTAATCCACCATCTTTTAGATGAGAGATACCATCATCATTGATTACATCTTCTGGTTTAGTATCAGTATCTTTACCGAATCTACCACCATGTTTCTTAACTTCACAAGTTAATTTACCTTCATCGCCTTTTAATGGCGGGCACTCAAAATGTAGTCCTACTCTTGCTAATTTTTCTGCTAACTTATCTACGGCGTGTTGTGGGTTTATGTACTCACCATCTGCAATAGAACCAACAAATCCATTAACAACATCTAAAACTTTTTCATCATGAATGTTATGAGCACCTATCACGCTATCCTCAGCACCTTGTTCACCTGATGAACCAACAGCAGCCGCTGTTTTATCACTACCTTGTTGGCGGATTTGAGTTCTATGTGAAGATACTTCTGTAATGTGTTGTTTAAAAGTTTTCATTTTTGTCCTCTATTTGTACTTATCTGATTTTCTCTTTGTGCCATCAGCACGAGCAATCAGACCCTTTGCTTTCAAATGTGCTTTATCGGTGAAGCCTGCCTTACCTGCTTTATATCGCTTCATAGCGTCAGCAGTATCGGGTGCTTTTTCACCGATAACATCACTCTCATAATCTTTTAAGTTTTTCTCATCAAGAAAATTCTTAAAATTTTTCATAAGTCTATTCAACCTCTGAGGTTTCCCTAGCTTTTGATTTATTGCCTTCTTTATGAATGGCAATTAGTCTGTGAACTTGTTGCATTGCACCATGTAAAGCATTTTTATTTGCTATCTGGTTTGCTCTTTCTTGTTCACAAGTTTTTATCTTTTCTTCCGTTTTTGTATAATCTTCTGTTAATTTTTCTAATTCTTCCATCAACAGTTTTTCATCAATCGTTTTCATAATTTACTCCAATAATTAAGATGTTGTATAACCGTTACCTGCGATTATGTTCCAATTTGAGTTTTTAAATAAACAAGTTACTGTTTCACCAGGTGCATTTAAGATTATATTAGTATAACCTCTTAAATTTGAAGGTGTAATTGTAACTGCATTTGTACCACTTGTTGATACATTAATAATAGTCTTAATTTGACCATCTGCACCGTCAGCTAATGAACATGAAGATGTTGCTGATGTAGCATTTATCTCTGTGATTGCTGTGGTAACATTGATTGCGATTGTTGTTGAACCGTCTGCTGTAGCTGTTTGTGATGATTGTTTTAATGCCAACCAAGAAGGTATGTTATTAAATACATCTTCAGCTGCTACTTTTTTGTTTACTGGTGTACCAGTTGGGTCATCTACGACATGAAATAAATCAGCGGAAGCTAAATCATCTCCTAAGTCGGTCAATGCCGTTATTTTTTTATCTGCCATTTTATTCTCCTAAACCCTTTTCGGGAATGCTACTCCATGCATACACATGGACCAAAGTGGGAGACCCGAAGGTCTCCCTAATAATATTTATTAAGCGTCTGCTGAATTTGTCAAGCAAACTAATGTTTCATAACGCACTCTTGAAGCACGACCACCTGTACCTGTAATTTTTAAATTCCAGCCAGCGTGTCCACCTTTTTCTACTTCGCTATCTTTTTGGTTAAATAAACCAATAGTAACTCCATCAATAAGGTTATCTTCTGTTGCATTATTATACAATTTTCCAGAAGCAGCCGCACCCATATTACCTGCGATAGGCGCCTTCTGTACATAAGATAAAGCCCATAATGGCGCATTGCCATGAGCGTCTTCGTTTGTCCATGATGACATAATATTCTCTCCCCTAAATGTTAATTAGCGTACTCACTTTATTAATATGTATGACTATTTATAAGAGGATTAGTTTATAAACCTAGTTTTTTAAGTTGGGAAATGGTTGAAGCGGCGCTGGTGTGTCTAATAGCTATACCGCCGTTTTGATTAAACTCTCTAGTATTACTAGTAAAATCATCAATAAGTAGGTTTTGTTGAGAGGTACCTCGTTTTATTGCAAAAGTTTTTTTCATTCTTCTTTGCACTAGATTTATTCTAGAACCAGATATACCTAGATTTTTTCTAATCCAATCTCTTTTACCTGGTATGCAATAAGGGTCTGTTACTTGTGATACATATGCTGATAATATATGTGGGTTGTGTTTACGAATATATGACCATAATGCTCTACCATCTGGTCTCCAAGGCATTTTAGACCAAAAGTTTTTATCAACCTCTAATATAGCCCACCTTTCTTTTACAGGTAGTTTAGACCATTGATTTATTCTCATGCCAGATTTTTGTTCAACATGGCGCTCAAAGTCAGTTAAGACCCCGTCCATATCACAGTAGATTATCATAGGATTATTTTATGTCAATTTCTGCTTCAGGTTCAGTATCAACCTTTGTAGCAGGTGTACCAGTCATGGCTTTTTTCTTTGTGTCTTTTTGTTCACCTTTTGTTTTAAAAGGTTGTGGGTGTTTCCTTAAATCGTAGCCACAATTAGAACATTTTTTAGCGTCAGCGTCATTCATATGTCCACAGTTAGGACATTTTACTTTATCTTCAACTAAATTTTTTTTTTCTTCGGTCTTTAACCACTTAGCGTCATCTTCTCTTTTGACTTGTTCGCCGGCGGCTGAGTTCCAAACATCTATAATAGATTGTTCAATTGATTTAGTTTCAGTTTCTTCGTTTACTGTACCACTTTTAGGTTCGTATTCGCCTCTGATACCTCTTAATTTTGTTCTTCTTTCTTTATCACTTAAAGAAAATCCCATACCATCAAGAGCAAGTGCTAATTTATTAACACTAAACCCACCTGCTTTAGCGATAGATGATGTATCCATGTGGTCAAACTTAATCTTATATTTTCCTGTTTTCTTTCCTTTAATGCCAGGAAATTTTTTATTTAGTAAGCTTACTAAATCTGCGACATCTCTATTAGATATCGGACCTCTGCTTTGTTTAAAGTCTTGTGGGTCAAACTCTATTTCTGTTGCTTCGTTTACTTGATTACCTTGAGGTTCAAATTCACTACAATGAGCAGACTTTAGACTTTTCTTTTTACCTTTCATTTTGTAGTGTGAATTATGAGATGATTGAGTTAAGACTTTAAGTTCTGTTATAGGGACTTGTTTTTCAATACCATGTTCAAACATTACATCATACCATTCAATATTACCTTCTTCATCAGGTTCAGCGTGCATTGAGTAAACTGTTTCTCCTTCTCCCCAAGATTCGTGAGTTACTTGTTTAGCACATAGGTGCTGAAAGTTAGCAGGGTTTTTCTCTTGGTCTTCGTTTACTGATTCGTTTACATGACGCCAAATATCTTTTAGTGTTTGGTCACTATGCATTCCACCTTTGTGTTTTTTTAAAAAAGCTTGTAATGACATTTCAGCCGCTTCATCTTCTAGGTCCATAAGTAAACCTTTCATAGCGCCTTCTTTCATTTCACCTTTTGCTAATTTTCTTTGTGCGTTTTTCTTGTCTGCCATATGGTCTTCACTTTTTGCCTTATGCATAGAATCCATTTTATTAAAAAATGCTTTCTTTTCTTTAGGCGACATAGTGCCAATACCTTTATGGCCAGTCTTATCTAATTCTTTTTTAAATTTATCCTGGTAGTCTGCTTCTAACTTAGGCGACATACTTCTCGCAAGTTCTTCTATACTACCTGGTTTTGATTTTAAGTAACTCATCTTATTCTCCCTAACTAATACTATTTATACTTAATCTTTCTTTTGTGCTCTCACTTTTGCAGCTAAATCTTTATCTGCTTTGCCCCAAGTTCCAGATGATTTAGTTACAAATGAATTAACTCTTGCTAGCGCCCATTGTACTTGTGTAGCACCAGGTCTATGACCACCTTTCCAAGCCGCCATACCTCTATCATATACTTTTTTAAGTATTGAATATGGCATACCTGTTTTTTCTGCCTTATTTTTTACTGCTTTGATAGATTCTACTACTTGTCTAGCACCTGCGTGTTTGTCATTATGGTCTATGTTTAGTTTCTTTTTGACTATATTTGTTGCTGTGCCAAACTTAACATTCATAGCGTCTTTACCATATCTCTTTTTAAAGTCTTTCATAGGTAATTTTTCTGCAACTTTTTTGACCATCTTGACTTGTTTATCTGTTAGGTCTGCCTCTGAAATATATGCTTCATCATATGTACCTAACATATAATTAGCCGCTTTTTCTCCAACATCTTTTTCAAGAGCTCTAACAAAATCACTAGCAGCCGGTTCATCTATTGTTTTAAATTTTTTAATAAACTCTTTTTTACCTTTATCTTTTTTACCATCTAATTTAACATTTTGACCTAATTTTATTAATTCTTCAAAGTCTTTAGCGTCTTGTTTATCTATTTCATCGCTACCTCTTTTGAATTTAGCAATCATGTTATTTAAATTATTAAAGTTAGAATTGTTTATTTTTTTAGTCATTTTTCTAACTGGTTCTGGAATACTTGTATCTACTGGTTCATCTTTATCGCCTAATTCATCTTTAGATTTAACTCTAGCAGTTACAAAATTGTAGTCCTGTTCAATCTCTAAAGCGTCACCAAAGTTTTTCTCTAATTCTTTTATCAATTCATCAGAATCATCTGCGTCCATTTCTAAAGTATCTTTACCTTTATATTCATATTCTATGTACCCAAGGCTATCACCAGAACCACCATAACCTCTAATTTTATCTATTATTAGACCTTTTAATTTGGCTGCTGAAGGTGAACCATCTTTTTTAAATAATCCTTTTTGCATTTCACTTTTGGTCATGCCCATTTTATTTACTACTTTTTCATCACCACTATCACTTTTAGCGTCATCATCTTTTCCTTTTGTTTCAACATCGCCTACTTTACCAGTCTTAGCGTCAAATTTTCTTAATTTACCACCAGTGCTTTTGTGTGTTACTTTACCACCTTTACCATATCGGCCAAATTTGTAGTAAGTTAAACCTAATGCTTTTGCTTGGTCTGAAGCGGTTGATTCTTCTAGTTCTTCTGTAAACTTAACAGGCACCATTTCTGTTTTTTGTGTTTTAGGATTAAGTGCCATCATGTATGGTTTACCTGTTATCATACCTTTAACATCTAATGGTACTTTAGCATAATTTTTCATAGATATTTTTACTGGACCTTTACCATCATATTTGTAATCTCTACCAGCAATAACTGCCTCAGCTAAATCATAACCTAGCTTTGATAATAATCGTTTCATTTGGTTTTTTTCTACGCCAGTATTAAAGTATAATGATTCTTTATCACGACCTGTTAAATCAACTCTAGCACTAAAGCCCATTTTTTTTAATTCAGCTTGAACGGTGTCAGCTTCTCTATGACCTATTGCACCATCAACATTATCAAACTTGATAGTATAAGCTCTTTCACCTAAGTATTGTTCTTTAAGTTTAAATTTATTTGGTATATTTTTTACCTTTTCTATTTTTTTCTTTTCTTGGTCTTTAAATACTTTATATGCAACACCAACTGTTAAAGGTACCTCACCTGTTTCTGGATTAGGTTCAGGTTTTACTGCCTTGTTTTTTTCATTTTCTAGTTTTGTTTTAAGTATTGCAATGTCATTTTTTAATGACTGTATTTCTGCTTCTTTATCTTTTTGGTCTTTAACTATTTTATCTCTTTCACCTGTTTGAGTAGAACCTCTACCTGCTTGAGCATCCCTACCAAAGTTAGGATTAAATTCTTTTAGTTCTTCTTCTTCGTGAACACTTGACATTTGAGCATTATGAATATCCCATATATTAGATAATGATTTTCTGTCTAGTATTTTAGAACCAGGCAATATACTTGTATCTATGTATTTTTTAATAAAAGGCTCTTTTTTTAATGACTTAGCCTGTTTAATCATTTTATCAAGTGCTATTGTTAATAAACTTTCATCTAAATCTACTTCTTCATCAAGTTTATTGATTTCTCCAGCACTCATATTATGTTTTGAAATAAGTCTTGCTACTGCCATTTGACTAACAAAAGGTATGTGTGCTTTAAATAATTGAATTAAAGCATTTTTATCCTTATCAATCTTATCAAATATTTTCATTAAAGGACCAGGTGGAATTCTTTTACCTTTTAAAGGTCCGTATGCCTTTTTAAGTTGAGCAATCATAGCAGGACTAAAGTTTTCATCTATATCGTTTAGTTCTACTTTTTCTGTTTCTTCTTTTGTAACTCTTACACCAAACTTAGATTTAATTTTATCTGCAAGTTCATGAGCACCTTTACCTTCAAACTCTATATTATTACCAGCGTCAACATCAACATAGTCTATATTCTTTTTATTTGCATTTATAAATTTTACTATTGCTGGTTTTTTTGAATGTATTGTTGCAAAGTATTCTGTAAGTTCTGTTTCTTCTTTGAGTGGATATCCTACCATTATGTCCTTAGTAGTAGGTTTTTTTAATTTAACAATTTTTAAAAAACCTCTATTTCTATGATGTACACTCATTTTTAAATCTTTTTCATTAGAAGACATAGCAACAACTTCGTTATCTTTAGAGGTATCTACAAGAGCATACTTAAATTTAACTGATTCTTGTACTTCTTCTTTAATTGCTTTGTCTAATGCTTTAGATTGGTCTGCATGAGCTTTACTTGCCTTTTTTAATTTAGCAACCACTTGTTTAACAATAGATGTATCATCTTTGTCTAATTCTTCATTAGCTCTTTTTAATGCATTAGCAACATCTGGATGTCTTGATAAACCTTTTGCAAGTTTTTCAATTGCTTTTACAGCACCTGTATAATCACCACCTTTATATCGTGGGTCATTTAGTATACCATATGCTTGTTTAATTTGTTGAGATGAATACTCATTTAGTTCTACTTCTTCTGTTGTTACTTTTTCTTCCTCTTCTTTTTTAAGTTTTAAGTATGCAGCCTTCGTAGCTTGTCTATCTTTATCTACCTTTTTTAAAAGAGCTTGAAATCTCTTTTGAGCAGGAGTTAATTTGCCAGTTCCTATAACAGTATATTTTTCACCTCCTATAGTTACAGTATTTTTTTCATTTACTTCTTCAGCGGCAGTATAACCTTGTCTTTTATATTTTTCAAATTCAGACTTATCTATGACTGATACTCTGCCCTCTTTATCAACAACCATCATTTCTTTACTTGGGTCTTTTAATTGTCTAGAATAGTTTTGTAGTTCATCTAGTTCTAATTCTTCTCTTAATCTTCTGTAATATTTTGATTGTATCATTGTTACAAAATCATTTTCAGCTTTTGTTAGGTATGAACCTACTTTTCTAGTTTTATTATACAGTCTGGTCATTCTACTTTTTTCGCTAGTATCACCAAACATTTTAGCTAGTTCATAAGAGTTTTTTGTGTGTTCGTTTTCATCTTCGTTTCTATCAAAATCTTTTTTAGTAAATTTTTCATTAATACTATCTTCACCTAGTATATCTTTTACCACTTTAAGAGGTAATTTCATTTTATCAGCTATTTCTCTAGTTGTAGCTCCGCTTTGTTGCATGGTGTAAACATCTTTCATTTTACCCTCATTGAAGTCTGAAGCGTAAACCTCTTCTAAAGCTTCTCTCATAGTTTTTCTATATCTACTCATTTTTTCCCTCTTTTAACTATTTTATCTTTCTTGTTTTGACATTAACATTTTTTAAAGCATTGAAACTCTTATCACTTAACATATCAGCAACAAATTTTTCATCTGGTCCTTTTAATATAAATTTCCTAATGTTACCACCTTTTGTTATTATTTTTGGTACAGGTCTGTAAGAGCCTTTGTATGTGTCAATGTATTGCTTTGCAAAATTATAAGCCTTACCTGTACTATCAGTAACTTCTATATCTTCTTTAACATCTTCATAAACATCTTCAAATGTTTTAGGTCTAGGTGGTATCTCTTTTGCCTCTAAACCATATGAATTATTTGTAAACTCTTTATATTTCATCAGTCTAAATCCGATACTTTAGTTCTA